ATATCCTTCGAACAATTAAAAAAAATAATAGAAGGAGCACGATCAATACATTTGATTGATAACGACTCTTTCACTAGCCCGAGGAGAAGTAAATGCAAGCATCAGTTCATTTCTTTGAAAATTCTGTTGAATCAAAAAAGAGGTTAAGAAAAAGAATTACAGAAGCATCTACGAATTTTTCGCTGCTTAAAGTAGATCCGATAACGGAAAATCAAAGAAAGACGTTTGAAGCATTTAGATCAAATAAAAATTTGATGTTGCATGGAGTTGCAGGAACTGGTAAAACATTTATATCATTATACCTCGCGCTAGAGTTAGCATTACTTGGTAAGAAAGATAGACCAGTAATGATTATTCGTTCAGTTGTTCCCACAAGAGATATAGGATTTCTTCCAGGCACCCTAGAAGAAAAGATTGCTGTGTATGAACAGCCATATCATTCGCTATGTTCTGAATTGTTTAATTTAAAAAACGCTTATTCAGAATTAAAGAAAAGAGGATTTGTAGAGTTTTCAACAACTTCATTTCTTCGCGGATTAACTTTCCATAACACAACAATCGTTGTTGATGAATGTCAAAATTTAAATTGGTATGAAATGGACACAATTATGACTCGTTGCGGAGACGGATGCAGAATTATATTCTGCGGCGATTTCAGACAAACAGATTTGAATAAACAAGATGAACGTGCAGGTCTCACCAAATTTATGAACGTAGTAAAATCTATGAACAGTTTTCAATTTATCGAATTCAATAGAGAAGATATTTGTCGATCTGAACTTGTGAAAGAATACATCAACGCTAAATTAAATTTTAATATAATGTGAAAAATAATATCTTGACAATTAACCATAAGTAGAGTATAATTATATTATGAATAAATTTAAACATGATCTTGTATCTCTTCCAGAAATTAAAGCAACTCAAACAGAGAACGGAAGATTTTATCTTGGATCCGGCGGACAGAAATATGCATCAGTAACAACTGTTCTCGGCCGACGAGCAGAAAAGAGAAAATCTCTAGCTGAGTGGCGCTCGCGCGTAGGAAGTGAAAACGCGAATAGAATTTCTGGAAGGGCAGCTAGACGAGGAACGTCTGTTCATAAATTAGTCGAACGGTTTGTTATGAACGAGGAGATAGATCGACATAAAGAAATGCCACTAAATATTGAAATGTTTAGATCTCTTGAACCAATTATAACAGAAAATTTGAAACTTGTTCGAGCAGTAGAAATTGGACTGATATCAGACACACTAAGACTGGCTGGAAGAACAGATGTAATCGGAACGTGGAAAGAATCTAACGCTGTAATTGATATTAAGACTTCTACTCATGCGAAAGAAGAATCATATATACTTGATTATTTTTTACAGTGTACCGCATATGCAATAATGTTCGAAGAAGCTACTGGTATAAAAACACCTGATATTGTTGTAGCAATCGCTGTAGAAGATGATAAGCCTCAAATATTTGAAAAAAAACGCGAGGATTATGAATCAATTTTGATGGATTTTTTGAAAAGATATAATAAATAGATTACTTGTCAACGAATCTATTGTTCGCGCGTTATATATATGTTGATATTTGTTTTATATTATGATATGATATTACAATCACTAAGGAGTTGCTTATGAAATCATTTATCGCAATTATCGTTACCATGTTTGCTTCACAAGTTTTTGCCGCAGATGCACCTAAAGTAGAAGCAAAGAAAGACGCTCCTAAAGCTGAAGTTAAGAAAGAAGAAGTGAAGAAAGACGCTCCTAAAGCCGAAGCAAAGAAATAAAAATATTGCTGTATGAAGTGAAGTAAAAGATGTTCTGGACGCGGGGGCAGTACCCGCCCAGTCCACCATAAATTATATTGGCATGAAAGTGCTAAGAGCGGAATTGTATCCGACACTCAGTATAATTTATAATGGGCTGGAAATAGTTTCGACAGGGCAGACGAGTAACGGAACAGACAGCACGTCAGGCGATCGACGTAAATGAAGCAAAACTCGAAATGCAAACGACGCATTTTACAATGAGGATCTTAAGCTAGCCGCTTAAACCTTACGAGGATTTGCAGGTTGTTCCTTGTCATCAAAACAACCTGTGTTTTTCATTTATTATTCCTAATCGTATAGAAGACAGGAGTGATTTTGTCCAAAGAAGAGGAGGAAACAAAAGATGAAATATTTCATCGGGTTTTTATTGGGCGTCTTTTTAGTGATATCATGTACTCAATCTCCAATGTCAGTCAGCGCACAAGAAACTCTTAAAGTAAATTACAAACATATGGTGTGTATGGCCAAGGCAATATATTTTGAATCCAGAAATGAACCACTAGTTGGACAATTAGCTGTCGGTCTTGTCGTAAAGAATAGATCTACGAGCAATATGTTCCCAAAGGATATATGTTCAGTTGTTTATGAAGGACCACAAGACAATAAAGGAAAGCCCATTTTAAATCGCTGTCAATTCTCTTGGTATTGTGATGGTCAACCGGAAAAAATTTTAGACAAAACTAAATGGGATCGCGCATTATTTTTGGCTAAAATTATTTTGTCGGATAAAATTTTTGATTTTACTGATGGTGCTCTATTCTTCCATAGTATATCTGTAAATCCCCAATGGAAATTAAAAAGAATTGGATCTATCGGTAATCATATATTCTATAAGAAATATTCATAAAAACACCTTGACAATTAAATTATATTGGAGTATAATAATCTTATGGAAGAATTAAGCGAATTGAATTTCATCACCCAAGAAAAATTTCTTGATCTAGTCGAAAAATGTGTGAAGACAAAAAAGATGTCTTACATGGAAGCGATCGTATACGTTTGCGAAGAAATTAAATTAGAATATGAAAGTGTTCCAAAATTGATCAACATCAAAATGAAACGATTGATCAAGAACGAAGCAATGTCCAATAATATGTTGAAAAAGAAAAAGTCTGCAAGGCTGCCAATTTAAATATGGACATGTTTATTAAAACATTCGACAATCTTATGGATGATCAATCACATAAGATTGTCGAAAAGGAAGTAAATTCGGCGCAGCTTCGACCGTATTGGGTTTCTAATAAGAAAACACAAAATTGGCATTGGCATAATAGTATATTTCAAGATACTGCTATTCTACCTGTTGCAACAGTTGAAGATATTTTGAAAATTAGTCAAAAAACTCCATACATTATGAATCTGTGGAAAGAGATACAGAAAAAGATCATTGAAACTATAGAGTATAAATGTGATTTTGCTAGAGCGTATATTAATGCTCATACATATGGTGTTGATGGAAGGATACATCGTGATGATGGTGATTACACTGCAATTTATTATCCCGTATCTGAGTGGAATGTAGAGTGGGAAGGTGGAACATGTTTTTATAATAAAGATCAAACAGATGTTATTCATTATAACGCATATGTTCCGAATAGATTAGTTGTATTTGATGCTAAGATAGCTCATCGCGCAATGCCTGTCGCGAGAGAATGTTATAAACTTCGGCCAGTTGTTGTTTTCAAATGCATCATTGATATTAATACAGAACAATACGCCAGAAAATATTATCTTGACAATCCAATTAAATGAGAGTATAATACGATTATGGAAGGCACAAAGGCATATACTAGATATCTAGCGTTGAAACTACACTTCACAACAGACTATGATTATTTTCGTTATGGCGGAAAGACTCGCGCAACGACCAATGAATCTTTCGAGAAGAGAAAAGACACATTCTTTTTTCGAAAAATAGAAAGACGATATAACGATCAAGAATTGACAGATTTTTTCGTTTCTAATTTTGTCGACAATAATAAAACAAAATGGATTGGAGAACTATCAAATATTGATGCCGAAAAAACTTATGCGAATTGGAAGAAAAGAATTCAATCATTTTCGTATATGTTTGAACAGGAGTTATTGATTGCTAAAGATAAACTTCATACAGCTAACCCTGCAGAACTTTGGGAATCCGTATCAGGTTCTCATCCGGAAATTCTTAAATTATATCTTGGTAAAAAAATAAGTATTGAAACACTTGTTGCATCAGATGTTGTTTTAAATTATCTACCAAAATGGGATCGTGAAATAAAAGACACGATCATCTGGCCAGATATAAGTAAATCGATTCGCAAATATAGTCCATTCATACATATGAATAAAATTGATCTAACAAAAATAATTAAGAAAGTTTTTCTATAAGGAGAATTCATGACTAAATAATAATGCAGCACATGGTAGTTAGTGGTTAAGAAAACATACTTCGAATCATACTCAAAATACAAGGAA